TCAAGCCGAAGTGATAAATAGTCGATTCTTTCCAGTCGACAAGACAGAGAAACTTCCTGCCTTTTCATGTTGCTGGCAAAATCGTCTTCTTGAATAGCCAAAGCCTTCCTCTCGTCTGGCGAGTTGTACCGGTAGTTCGCCGTTTTACTGGCAATACACTTGAGGATGGCTTCGTTGCAATAGCGAATCTTTGCGCGCAATTTGTTGCAGGCCTTGGCCACATGGAAGGCCAGGCCCACCAACATGACAGCGGCCTCATTGCATTCCTCGGCAGGCATAGAGTTCAACTCATGCTGAGACGCGTTGATATACCGCATCGCCCCGGTATCTTCGCCGGGCAGAACCATCTTCTCGTAATTATCCAGCATCTCATCGGCAGACTGAGAAGCAGACTTTACTGCCTCAACCTCTTCTCCCATTGCTCATCCTCCTCGTTGTGGGGCAACTCAATCACTTGGATGCCGTTCAAAAGGCACCACTCTATTTTCTTTTGATCCCTAGCTTTGGATTCCAAGAAACCCATGAGGGTGCCATGGAAGTGAGCCACAAAACGGTAGTGTTGTTCGCCGTGAGCCTCGACTACCAAGTTGCGGAGAGGGAGATAAAAATCCACCCTCAGGCCATTCGACCCGGGCAGACCCACCTCCTCCATGATTCTGTCAACAGGATAAATCTTCCGCAGCAAGGACCTGACCCGACCGTGCAGACCAGAACGGGTGGGGGCTGTTTCGGCCCCAGAGTGCGATCTTCCCGTAAAGGACCAAGTGTAGATCCTGCCATCAAGCCCTTTCACTTTCATGATGGACGCAACATGGTGTTGATTTCGGACTCTAGAGCGGCAATCCACGAGGGGTTATCCTGAAGCAGCTTGTACAACTTTTCAGCCCCCTGGGTCTTAACTCTTTTGACCGCCTCATCATTCCACTTGTCGACGCCCATCAGGCTCAAGTGTCGCTCCATGTAATCGAGCGTCATCCAAGCGCCAGCCTTGCCAATCAAACCAAGCTGGGCGCCCAGATTGATGGCTTCGTAAACATTATCGATGCCAATTCCATAGCGAATATAGCTATCTACTTCCATTTGGGGTGGGCCAAGAGCGCAGGATTCAATCAACCAGTGAACCTGCTGGCCGATTTGCTTTTCGTTGCCTCCAGATCCGACCTTCCAGGCACGATCAAACTTCACGCGCATCTGGACATCAGCTTGATATTGCAGCGTGCGACTGCCCTTTTCGACAAAACCGCCATACATTCCCTGCGACTGGGTTAGATGTAAGATGGCCCAGACAAAGCAGTTACGAACCGGAACGACATTGGATGCTTGCCGACAGAACCCGGCAAAAATCTTGTTGCCAGCACCGCGATTCTCGTAGCCGACACCTTCGTCCATCTCCTTTTCATCACACAAGGCAGAAACGGAATCAATAATCACCAGACAGCCGGGATCGGTGTTGATGCATTTCATTGCCAGAGTCAGATAGTCCTTGGCCGAGAGTATACGATCCGGTGTGGATCGGAAAATAGTGAACTTGTCCAGATTGAGTCCTGCGGTCCCCTTCAGGTTCATCTCCTTGAGACGACCCTCAATGTTCAAGTAGTAAACATGACGACCACCATACTCCGGCTTCTGACACTGGGCAGCAAAAGACAAGGCTGTCGAAGTATTGTGGGTGACGATAAAATGATCGGTTAGGTAAAGCCCGTCTTCGCGGTCGATCTTGATACAGACAGAATGCTCGTCACGCACATAATCGACGGCGACTATCCTGCGAGTCATATTGATGGTGCGCTTTTGGCAACGATTCTTTTTCCGTGGCAAACGGAAAATCATAGACATGTCGACCATGCGAATATGGCAACGGTATGACCTAAAAAGCTTTCCGTTAAAAATACGCCTGGTAACCCTGGTCGAACACAAACCCCCCAAAGACTGCACCAACCACTTGACCTGATCAGCCAGGCGCTGAGACACGCTGGTGAACTCTGCGCCACCCCCCCTGTCAACCGTGCCATCAGTATCCATCAGACCCTGCAAAACAGCCTGACGCACCTCAACAGAGTTGTACAGATAACAATCCGGCACATACTTGGTGTGAGAGTTTCTGCCAATCAGACCCAAACGCTTGAGGGCTGTTTTAAGTTGTTTGGCTCCGGTCAAACGGTAATCGCAATTATTGGCTTTGACAGCTGAAATTTCACAGCCAGCATGATCCGCAACAGCGACCGCAAGTTCGCGGTCGAACGCAGAAAAGTATAATTGTTTTTCACCCATGTGGCCATTGCCCAGCATGAGTCCTACGACATATGGATGGACAGGCACAGGTCGGGAATTAAAGAAAACGGGGCTGTTTAAGCGGACATGCCACTTCGGCCTCTGTCCCCACCGGTTGTTCTTTTCCTTGTAATAAAGATCATCCTTGAATTCTTTGAGAGGTATGACCTCAGCATTCTTGCGAAACCTTGCGGAAACTTCCCAAAGGTGTTCAAGGCCGCACTCAGCCGTATCACCGTTGTCAAAAGTGATTCTGTAAACTGGCTTTATGCCTTGTGGAAAAACACCAACAACGATCGCCGCATCACCATCTGGATGACAAACCGGATCACCAACCTTCAGGTCGCCAATCCTGCGGGGACCGCTCGGCGTGTAGGTGGTCGCAGAAACAGGCTGTTCCTTTCCGGTTTTTGGCTGGCCAGAACAGGTGATCCACGATCCCTCCGGTATGCCACCATGCAGGCCCACATTCAATGCGGGGCCAACCGGCACGACCATCTTCTTGAAGCTTTCTTCCTCAAGCATTTCACGCGCAGAGACAGACACCCCCTCGCCGTATTGCTTGATCAGCTCTTTCTGCAATTGCGTTTCTTGGGTTTGGTTTTCCTGCTTGCTTTTACTCACGCTCAAAATCCTCCAATTTGCTGCGCAAAGAACGACGGGGTGTGAAGTCTGGCCTTGGCTTTTCTGTGTCGACGGTCGGTTCGACTGGCGGTGGCGGCGGGGCGACAGCCAAGTTGGCTATTTCCGCATCGTATTTTTCCTGCTCCCGAACCAGCGCATCCTTAAAAAAAGGAGCGCCGAAAGAAAATATCTTCTTGCCTTCCTGTGATCGGATGGCTCTCGACACAACAGAAGGGTGGTATTTTTCCAAAAGCTTGAGAGCCAATCTCAACTGGTGAAGAAATGTTTTCTTCCAGCGTGGCAACTCCCAGAATTTGGCTGGCAATGAAGTCTTTTCTTTGGCCGCCTGCCGTTCACACATAACCTCGGCGAGGATTTGTTGCGGCGCAACCCACCCACCACCGTAGCGACTTTCGTAACGACTATGCTCGGAAGCTTTCTTTGCCATTTCCCACCCCTCAGGTGAGAGAATAGGCGGATAACTAGGATGTTATCAAGGACGAACCGACAGTTTCTTGGTCGTAACGACTACGCCGATCAGAATTCACAAGCAAAAGCTCTGGAACAACCACGGTAAAAGTTTGTACAGTTTCCCCATCTTCCTCAAGATGCCCAATAACAAATAGGTTGTACTGTTGAATTTGCGCCGACAGCGAAGCGCCCACCCCAGGCCGGAAGAAATAACCCTTGGCGTTGTGTGGACTCAATTCCAATCGTGACGACCTAAATCGCACGCAAACTTTTGCAATCTTTTGTGGTATACTAGATAGCTTTTCCCAGTCTTCGTTCGTCCCTTCGACGACAGCAAAGCTGCCATCACCCAGTTCAACCAGAAGAAAAGCACGATCCAGCGTGACATTGGCCAATACCTGCTCCAATGTCCCCCAAATCATGCCTCACCTCGATAGAGATCCTTGGCGTAACGAGTCATGAATTGGTTCCCGGTGCGATTTGCCTTACCGTGTTCGTCCCCCTCAATGGCGGCGGCTTCGGTCATCACCGTGACACCTTGGGAGGGGCGACCAAACTTGCCTGACGACTTAGCCCTGGCTTTCTTGTAGGCGTCAGCGATTTCTTCGGGTTGGCATCCAAGATCTTCTGCGACTTCGGCGAGACCTTTCAGACCCGCCAGAGATTCCAGATAGTATTGTTCGGCCTTGGACAAAGCTTTATTTTCCACTTTTTTCTTAGCCATGATCAACTCCTCTGGGCCATGCGCAACATGGCCTGGTTCTCGTTTTGCAAAAACTGGACATACTGGTCGAAAGAAGTTCTGTTCACTTCCCGCCAACAAAAGCGCAGCTTGCCGGTGTGGCTGTCGAATCGAACAAGCTCGTCGTCATGATGCGAGAGGGGATTGAAGAACAGACCGGAGTCGATACCACGGGTGCAGACACGCACTTCGCATTTTTCAAGGCCCGTCTTCTCATGCGTAGTGATACGCGCAACACATCCGTTATTTTCCGAATCGATAGGATTGGCTTTCTTGTCGTAGGAAACCACCTTAATTGGATTGGCTTTTTGCTCCAGAAATTTCTTGGCGTCATCAATAATGCGTGCCATTACTTCTCTCCTGGGGCCGTGTAAAAGAGCACATTCTGGCCGTCAGCCTCAAGGTGGGTGACTTGCGTGACCAGAGTCGTGTCCTCCGTGTCGGTATCACTAGGCTTCTGCGCCCCGGAATATCTGAAAAGCCCCTTCACT